ATTCAATTGACCAACAAATTAAAGGATATACAGACAAAACTAAAGACCCTTTAGTAGACCCTTCGGTAGGGGGTTGGCAAGGGGGTTCGGTACACCCTTCGGTACAAGAGAAAGAAGAAGAGAAAGAGAAAGAGAAAGAACAAAGTAATATAGATAGTCGCAAAAAAGATTTTGCTTCATTGCTTCAACCGTTTATCGAAAAGTACGGTCGTGAAATGCTTAATGAATTTTACTTTTATTGGACAGAGCCTAACCAACGGAAAACTAAAATGAAGTTTGAAATGGAAAAGACTTGGTCAATTGAAAGACGATTAAACAATTGGTCGAAAAATAGTGTACACTTTGGAGGCGCACAATCAAAAGCCGAAAAACCTAAATTCAATCCGTATGGCTAAAGGTTACGAAATAACGAAAGCATCCGACGTACTTGGTAAACTATCTGATTATCGAAAGCATTACCACGACAAAGGAATGTATCTCGGTTGGGAAAAACTACACGAACACTATTCGATGCAATTAGGTAACTGTACAGATTGGACTGGTTACCCAATGAGTGGAAAAACTCAAGTGCTTATGGAATTACTACTCAACACTTCGGTGTGGTACGGTTGGCGACATTTGGTATACTTTCCTGACGTTGGTTCTAATGTAGAAATTATTGCAGATCTTATACATAAAAAAACCGGCAAGTCATTTGATCCGTTAAAGGACAACGCAATTACAGACGACGAAATACGCAAAGAGATTGATTGGATTACATACCACTTTTTAGTGCTTACGAAAAAGGAAATTAAATCTAAAATGACACCGGTCGAATTTTGGGATATGGCAGTTAAACTAAAAAAAGACGAAGGTATACAAACGGCATCTATTGATAGTTGGAAGGATTTAAGCCATAACTACGCAGATTTTGGCGGTTACGCGCAGTATTTGGAATACGTTTTACCGTATAGAAACCAAATCGCAGAGGATAACGAACTACATTTACACACGATTATTCACCCCAAACTAACGGAAAAAGAAAACGGTAAACGAAAGCCTCCGGTGCCATATGATTTGAAAGGTGGTTCGGAATGGTTCAACTCGGGTAAATGTATGATTACCGTACACCGTGAAGACCTTGACAGTGGCATTGCTGAAATCTATTTCAACAAAATAAAACCGCGAGCAGTTGGTGCAATAGGAAAAATTGATTTACATTTCGATGTTAAAAAATTTAGGTACTTTGAATTTGAATCTGTTGAGTATAATGGAATGGTTCACCATAACAAAAAGTATGCAACAGAAAGACGAAATGAACAACCTAAACAAATCGAAATACCAATAAGCAACAGTTTGAACTACATTAAACCGGACGACTGTCCATTTTAAAAACAAGAATTATGATAAACGATTTAGACCACTTACTTGCGCAAACTCAAGTAAGCGCAATAATAACATCGTTAGACACCGAGTTAAGCCGTATTAAGCAACTGAACGAACCAAAACACGAACCTTTCAAAGTAGGCACACAGAAACATTTGGAATCAATGAAGGAAGTTTTACTCCATTTAATGCGATGTGAAAAGGAACTGCGGACGTTGTTAAGCGTAAATTACAACTTACACCGTGAAAATATGGAATTATGGCGAAGAGTTGAGAATTTAGAGAACACGAACAATCATTTAATCAAAGGAATATGATAAAAGTAGGATCTGACTTTAGCGGCGTTGGTGCATTTGACCAGGCATTAATCCGATTAGGAATTCAATATCAAACAGTATTCGCGTGTGATATGGACAAGTATGCGCGAGATACGTTCATTCACAACTACGGTGAACCAAAATATTTTCCTAAAAATGTTTATGAAAGGGAAATACCAAATGAATCACTTGACATTTATATGACATCGCCGCCTTGTCAAGCATTTAGTTTGGCTGGTAAACGACTTGGAAAAGACGATAAACGAGGTATATTATTTTTTAATTCGCTTGAGTTTATTCAAGTAAACAAACCGCGTTTTTTTATATTTGAGAATGTCAAAGGATTACTTTCTGACGATGGAGGGAAAACATTTCAAGAATGGGTTAATTTACTTGGTGGAAAATCGGTTAACGGATTACCAATACTTTTTCCTTATGACGATGCCGTACCATACCATTTGTATTGGAAAGTATTAAACGCTAAACATCACGGAGTCCCACAGAACAGAGAACGTGTATTTTTGATTGGTGTACGCGATGATCAAGATAACGTTTTTCAATTCCCAAAAGAAGAACATTTGACTAAACGATTGAAAGACGTATTGGAAAATGAAGTTGACGACAAGTATTTTTTGAGTGAGAAAATGATTAATGGTTTTACAAAACATAATCAAAACCATAATAAAAAAGGAACCGGTTTTATTTTTGAACCTAAAAATGAAAATGATATAGCTTCTTGTTTAAGAGCAAACCCAGCACTCGCAGCTACGGATAACACACTTAAAATAGGAGTTATTAATCAAGATACTCAAGCAAGTACAGTCTATTCAGAAAATGGAATTTCACAAACAATGACAGCAGGAACTCACGGTTACGCTATGGGTTATATTCAAATAAAATCAGCCACATCAAAAGGTTATGAAGAAGCCAAAGAAGGCGATAGCATAAATTTCAGCGTTCCCAATTCAGAAACACGGAGAGGAAGAGTAGGAAAAGGAGTAGCACAAACATTAGATACTGCGTGTAGTCAGGCGGTGTTCATAGGTATTAGTGTACACCCAAATAGTAAAAAACTTGAATTTGATGGATTTAAAGATAGACCATGCCCAACATTACTTGCTACTGACCACAAAGCTCCTAAGTGTATTCAGTTTTCAAACTACCGAATAAGACGATTAACCCCTCGCGAATGTTTTCGACTAATGGATTTCCCCGATACGTTTTCCTGGAAGGTTTCAGATTCACAAGCATACAAGCAAGCGGGTAATTCAATCGTAGTAAATGTACTGTACAAAATACTTAAACAGTTGCCGTTATGAGATGTAAAAACTGCAAAGAAAAATTCGAACCGTTGCGCTTCAATCAAAAATATTGCTTAAATGAAGAGTGCATTCGTGTTTGGGTTGAAGTTGAAAAACAAAAACAATGGAAGGCTAAAAAAACACAATTAAAAAAGGAACTGATGTCATTACAAGACTGGCTTAAACTTGCCCAAATGACGTTTAACAAATGGATTCGTCACCGCGACAAAGGATTGAACTGTATATCTTGCGATAAACCCGCTAAAAAAGAAAATTGCGGGCATTATTTCAGTCAAGGCGGACACGCTAACGTTAGATTTGACGAGGACAATTGTTTTCTACAATGCGAATATTGTAACACTTATTTATCCGGCAACCTTCTTAACTACCAAATTGGAATCGAAAAGCGCATAGGCGGTGAACGTCTTTTGGAACTACACAAACGCGCACACGTTGTTAAAAAATGGACTATTGACGAGTGCAAACAGATAATCGAAACGTACAAAAGCAAATTAAAAGAATAATTTTTTTTGCATTTGTTGTTATATTAAAATAAATATTATATTTGTTCAAATTAAAACAGAAAAACAGATGAAAACAAGAACAAAAAAAGGTGTTGAAGGTAGATACTACAACGCTTTAGTTGATCTTTGCGAATTATTACGTAAAGACGAAAAAACAGATTTAAATGCTTTCTGTAAAAAGCACGGAATTACTAAATCAGTACCAACTACATTACGAAAACTTGGCATAATCCGTATTTCTTTAGACGGTAATGTTTGGGTTGGCGACTATCCTAACTTAAATATGGTTAACGATGTTCGTAAAATTTTGAATAATTACGCTGCAAAAGCAAACGCAAAGCGCAAGGATAAAATCATTTCGGCATTCCAATGGGAAAAACCACAACAGAAAATCGAACCGACGGTAAATTACGAATACAAACCACAACCCGATACGTCGCTTGTAAGCGAGTTTATAGACCATCACGAACAATCACTATTACCACACGTACAAAGTGATGTTAAAACGGCTGAAAACACGAAAATTGAGCGTTTATTTCAGTTGCGTATATTCGGAATCAATTTATTCACTATCAAATACTAATTAAAATGTCAAGAAAAACAGTAAAAACAGATGCGTTTGAACAAGGATTGGACGATGTTCAAGCAAACAACAACATTTATTTCAAGTTGTGGCGAGCAAAACAAGAGATTGGAAAGATTGTTAAAGGCAACGACAATCCTTTTTTCAAATCGAAATACGCTGATTTAAACACGATTTTAGAAGCGATTGAACCGGCACTGTTCAAACACGGACTTATTCTATTACAACCGTGTATTAACAACATAGTTGAATCACAAATAATAGATTGTGAGAGTGGGCAAATGGTCACATCTTCTTTAGTGCTTCCAGAAATTACCGATCCACAGAAAAAAATAGCGTCCGTGAGTTACTTCCGTAGAGCAACCGTTCAAAGTCTTTTGAGCCTTCAAGCAATTGATGACGACGGCAACACGGCAACCGAAGCAATCAAAACACAAAAGCCAAGCATAAGCGATGAACGTTTTAACGGTGCGGTTCAAAGCATTATTAGAGGCGATTATTCCATTGAACAATTGAAGTCGCAATTTGCGCTTACAAGCGAACAGTTGAACTATTTAAACACGGAACTATGAAAGACTTAAAAATCAGATGTTCATCAATTGGAAAGATAATGACGTCGCCACGATCAAAAGCCGAACTGCTTTCAGCCACTACAAAGACATACATTAAAGAGTTAGTTCTCGAACACAAGTACGGAATAAAGAAAGAAATTAATTCACGCTATTTAGACAAAGGCAATCAGGTTGAAGATAAAGGCATCGAAATGGCAGAACAGATACTTGATTTAGGTTTCGCGTTTAAGAATGATTTGTACTTTGAAAACGACTTTTTAACCGGTACACCAGACATAATCACGGACAAGTTAATCATTGATATTAAGTGCAGTTGGAACGGTACTACTTTTCCATTTTTTGAAGAAGAACTACCAAATAAAGACTACTATTGGCAAATGCAAGGGTATCTAAATTTGACCGGTAAAGATAACGCGATTGTTGCGTATTGTTTGGTTGATACTCCCGAAGATATCGTATTGGATGAAATACGTCGCGTTGCTTGGTCAAAGAAAGAACTTGAGCCGTCAGAAGAAACGGAAGCCGATGTACGTTCACAACACGAATTTAGTCACATACCAAAAGACAAGCGAGTAAAGGCGTTTTTGGTAGAAAAAGACGAACACGCAATTGAACAGATTAAAGAACGAGTACAACAATGTAGAACCTATTACAAAGAACTATGGCAAAAATGACAATTGAATTCGACACGGTCGAAGATCAGCACGAAATGGAGATGTGTTTAAATGGTAGTAAATGGTATCTTGTCGCTTGGGAATTAGACCAATATTTTAGGTCACGAATGAAATACGAACCAATGAACGATAAAGAATACAATGTATTGGAAGAATCAAGGGCAAAATTACGTGAATTGATACGTGAAAGCGGATTAACGTTTGATTAATATACCCGATAAGGTACTCAAGTATAGAAAAACGGATAATTTATACCTTTCAAGGTGTAGTATATTAGACAAAACACACAAAAAACAATCAAATTGCATAAAATAATAATCAGCCAATAACCTTAAAAATGTCAAATAATTTAAGGATATACGTTGAAAAACCGATTTAATAAACAAATAAAAACAAAGTAAAATGGAACAATTAAAAGTAAGCGGACAAGTATTCAGAGTAAGCGAACGAATCCAAAAGTCAGAGAAATTTTCAATGCGTGAATTGTGGCTAACACACGGCGACAAATACCCGCAGACAATCGCAATCCAATTCAACAACGATAAATGTGACCTTCTGAACAACGTAAAGCCTGGCGATATGGTAACCGTTGGCGTTAATCTAAACGGGCGTGTATGGAACGGACAAGACGGGCAAAAGGTATTCAATACGATCAACGGATGGACTATTGAGTTAGCAGGTCAACCAAAACACGAACCACAACAGACATCCTATCAAGAACGAACAATGCAAAGCACATCACAAAAGATGCAACAAGCCCAATTAGACATAAACGACGATTTACCTTTTTAAGATGACACCAAAGCAATTAAGCAACTTGAATAAAGACGTTAGGCAAATGATTTCGGATCACCTAACGCGTACCGGTCAAACTTTGAACAACTTTGCGCGTGAATGTGGAATTCATCAAAATCAGTTATGGATGTATCTGTATAGTGGTGACGAAAAAAAAGGCTTACATACCTTCACAATTGAGAAAATTGGTCGATATTTAGCCAAGAAATGACAATGCAGATGCAACAATTCGTACCAACTCGCCAGTACTTGCGTGAAATCCTTTCAGATTTCGCAAAGAGTCTT